AGCGATTGTCGGTGAGGGCCGATTTGGTCCGGCACTGGCCGGGCTCGGTCTGGAAATTCCGGTCTCTGGTCGTCGGCCGATCGGTATTCTAAAGCCACGTAAAAAGGTGCCCTACGCCCTCCGTGCTGCTTTGGGTGAAAACCTCGATCCGGGCATCGTATTCCCGCTCACTACTGCAAAACAGATTGCGCTGGTCGCGGCAACGCAGTTCCAGAACGCAGTCGCTGACGCCGGGGCGGGCAAATGGCTGTTCCGTCAACCGACCGGCGTATTTACCCGCAAGATCGTGACTGATGACCCTAATAACCCGTTAAACGGGTTCTATACGTCACCAGAGATTGCCCGACACTTTATCGAGTATCGTCAGGCTCCGGCTCTGCTCAACAGCGCACTGGTACGATGGTGGATGCGGGCTAACGCAGTTGCCCGATTATCGGTGACGGTTGGTAGTACTGCGGCCGCCGGGGCTAACTATATCGGTCAAGTTGGGTTTCTGCTGGCGACCGGTATTGTATCTCCCCGCCGACTGTTATCCGTATTCGTGCCGGGACGAGCGCAGGCGATGGCTGAAATCGAGTCGTTGCCCTTGGTACGTCGTGCATTGGAATCTCTGTTGGGCCGATTGGATGCGTCGCCGGCGGTCCGCGATCAGATTGCAGAATATACGCGCAACGGCCTGCTTAACGACAGCGTGTTCGGCCGTGATGTAGTGGAAGCCGCTCGTGAACTGAATCTCGACTCGATCGAGCTATTGTCCCCGTCTCTGCTAAAGAAATGGGCGCGTGTACCGTTACGGACGATGGTATCGGTATATAACCTGTCCGATACACGGGCTCGATTGTTGATCTACGAAGAGGCGAAGAAGGAATTGCAACGGGCCTATCCGGACTGGACTGTGGAACAGGTTGAGAAGGAAGCTGCGGACCGGGCTAAAAATACGTATATGTCACATATGCGGGCATGGAACTGGGCCAAGCAGATTGCCCGTGCCGGGTTTGTTGGCCCGTTCGCGGTGTTCTCGGCGGAGATGCTGCGAACACAGATCAATAATATGGTCTATGGATTGACCGATATGACAACCGGGTTCCGTCGGTGGTCTGCGGGTGAACAGGGGGGATACAGTCAACTGCTATGGGGTCTGCGTCGCTACACGGGTACTGTCGCTCTGATCGCCGGACTATCGAGTTTGAGCGGAGTAATGTCGCAGATGTTTGGCGACTTGGACGACGAGGACGAGAAAAAAGCTCGTAAGATGCTGCCGTGGTGGTTGAGATATGCGACCGGGTTCTTTGTCAAGGATGATGAGGGCACGTATCGTTTCATTAACCTCAGTCGTTACGTGCCGTTCCTGATGGTCAGTGACATCAGCCGGGCGTTTTCTGACGGCGGGGCACTGGCCGGACTGAAGCAGGCAACGGTCCCGGTCGTTGGAGAACAACTATTCACGGCACGGGTGGTTGACGTGCTGCGTAATACCACGTCCGACGGACGACCGGTGTATAACCCGGCAGAAGCTGATGAAGTGAAGAAGGGCGAGGATATTGCCCGACACCTGTTAGCCCCCTTCGTACCTGACGTCGTACGACGCCCGCTAACCCGGATTATTCCGGCGCTACGAGGCGCTGAAGACGTACGTGGGCAGCCGCTCGATCCGGGCGACGAGATGCTTAAGGCGGCGGGTATCACGATTACAACGCTGGAACCGCTGTCCCGTATCGGGGCACGAGCAGTGGCACACCGGGCTCGCGTCCGTGACGCAACCATGATTTTTACTTCAGCCCTCCGGACGCTCAATACGCCGGATGAAGAGGACATTCTGGATGCGTACCGCCGGGCCGAAGAATCCCGGTTTAAGGTGTGGCAGGATACGTATGATATCGTAACGATCGCCCGCAAAGCCGGGAAATCGGACCGAGACATCCGGGAGATGTTGCGAATGGGGGTTGGTCGGACGACTGATCCCGCAGGAATCAGCGCCAATGAAGTCGGCGAATTAATGGCGGGGCGCTATGTGCCTTACGATTTCCGGGCCAACGAACGATACCAGTTTGCATACCGCCATTACCGTGACAAAGTACCGCAAGGTAAAATGCTGGATTTTGCTGCGGAAATGCGGCGGCGACGGCTTGACCAGTCAACCAACCCGTGATATAATAGAGAATGTAGGTAGTTTGGGCAAACTATGGATAAATCGCGGGATAACATCAATAAGGATTTGGATCTACCGGGCAATCTGGAAGATGCGGAACGCTTTCAGCGGCTATTTGTCACACCGATGATTGAAGCGGTACGGACTGAAGTAAAAAATCAGCTGGCCCCGGTGGTCGAGGGACATCGTAAGCTGTTTGCTGAGCAAGAAAGGATTCGGGACCGGCTAGACACGGTCGAACGGATGCAAAAGAAGGCGTTGGTCGGCTACGGAGTATTCGCATCCGGTCTGGCTGTCATCGTAGCGGCAGTGTGGGACTGGATTAAATCGTTGGTTCTTGGCAACCGTTTATGAGGTGGTATATGCGATACTGGGTATTGGTCGGGGTGTTGCTGGCTGTTACCGGCTGTAGTGTTACGAAAAAAGACATCGCGGACCTGTCTCATCGACACGATGCGGCGCTTAATTCGGCAATCGATCGTCTGAGCCGGGCCGATCAGCATTTACAAAAGGACCCACCGGATGTCGGTGCCGCCCGTGGCGAAATCGGTGGCGCCAAGACCGACATTCGTGCCGCGCAGGATGTCGCCAAAGAGATCACCAACGCGGCTAACGTGATCGCGGACGAGCGGGACCAGATTAAGGCTGCGTTCTTTAGCCCCCGTCAGAAGGCGATCGCTATTTCCGCCGGAGCAACCCTAGCCTTGTTGGGCGTCATCATCGTCCTGCTCCGTTTCGGGAAGACCGGCGGGGCAATCGCCGCCATCCCCCTCATCGGCGCTCTGCTGGTCCGTATCGGGGTTGTTAAGAACCCGAAGTCCGTTAACTAACGGGATCGGGACCTTCTCGGTCGGTAACCAGAGCGGGATGTCATGGGACATTGGCACGGGCTTGAACCGGGCCCATGCTAACGACCGTGCGCCGGGCTGCGTATTGGGGTATCCAGCCCTCTGTGCTGCAACAGATAAATCGTACTCCCGCTTGGCTTCCGCCAGTGCACTACCGCCCATTACACCCCACTGCCCCCCATTCTCCCATACCACAACCGCGTACCCGCCCCGACGATGCACGTCTACCAATGCGGCGAGCTGGTGGTATTTAATCCCACCCCCCTTCCCGCCGGGAGCAATGATCGGCAGACTCGTTTGTGGTTTACCGGTCTCCTTGATTTCAGCCGCAATATAGCGACCGCTGCCATGGAAAAAGCCGGCTACATCGTACGGCGCTTTAGCGACCTGCACCCACATCAGCCGCCCTTTAATCGACGTTGCCGGGCGCATCTTTGGGAACAGTACCATTAGCGTAGCCGTATTGCTACTCTCGTACTCCATAAAGCTACGTTCGATCGCTTTTTCTGATGGGGTCATTGTCACTTCCTGTTATTCCAGTCCCGCATCCCGGTCCGCGTCTTTCTGTGCCGCCTCCAGTTCTAACTGGAGCATCGCGAGCGCCCGCCATGCGACTTTCGCCGTGTGCCGTTGCCCGTCACTGTCAATCTTGCCCGCCTCCAGTAGATGGCGTAACAGACAATCCGGGTGATCGTCACTCTTCTCACGCGCCCAATGCAACGGCTCGCCCGGATTGTGTTGCTGATTGGCCGCATAACTGAGATGGGAGATCTCGGCCAGCGCGTCCGGGAAATACCGTAATAGTCCAGTGTAGAGGGGGTACTCTTTACGTTTATGCTTGTTTTGCGTCATGGTTACGCTCCATAAATCGGGTTGTCGGGCGGTGGAACTGTACTTCGACCACACCAACCGGCCCTTGCCGCTGTTTTACCACGTGTAAATCACACTCCCGTACTTCGTCAAACTGGTCCTCGACGTTGGGGTAGTGGAACATGATAATTGTATCACCAACCTGCTCGATTTGCCCCGAATCCCGTAGATCAGACATCCGGGGCTTTTTGTCATCGCGCATATGGACCGCCCGGCTGACTTGGGACAAGGCAATGAACGGGATACCATGGTCACGGGCTGCCGCTTTCAGCAATCGGACGTTACGCCCCACGGCTTCCTGCCGGTTATCATTATGCCCTTCCATCAGCTGGATATAATCCAACAACACCAGCTGGATGCCCCGCGATACCCAGCCTTCCACGGTCGCATATACCTGCTCCCCGGTTAGGCCCGATCGGGTGTCCACGAATAGGGGCAGCTGTTGCAGGTATGCGGCGGCTTCATTGACCGCCGCCGTCTCTGCATCAGTCAGCGGTGCCATGTTTCGGCGGCGTAGCCGCTGTGCGGACACACCGGAATGGGCTGCGAGTTGACGCAGGGATAATGCGGCGGGAGACATCTCCAAACTAAAGATGCCCACCGCAACGCCGTTGGCCGCCGCGTGTTCAGCGATCTGCATTCCCAATGCGGTTTTACCCTGCGAAGGACTACCGGCAATGATCGTCAGATCGCCACACGCCAGACCCACGATCAGTTCATCGAGTACCGACAGCCCGGTCGGCACAACGATCGGGGGGTCGGACGTAATCATATCAACTGCGACCGATCCCAACGGGACCGGGTCAGGTATTCGTTCTGCCATGGTGTAGCCCTACTTAGCGCCCCACAGAGTCCGTGTTTTCGGTCTCTCGTCCGATTTATTGTCGGACGTGTCATCGGTTTTATCGGGCTTAGTGGCCGGCCGAGTTGGCAGTTTAGTCGGATTTGGCGTTACTTTAGCAAGGGTTGGACTGGCAGCGTTACCGTCATCGTCTTCCAGTAACGGCAACGCCAATAGATTCACAATACTATATCGACTGGTATAGGTCGCTGCCGATCCATACCCCTGCGGGTCTGATTTGGGGAGCGGAACAATCGCAGTGTCCCCAATAGACACCCCGGTTGCCACATGGTGCAGTGTAGTCACCATGGCCAGTACATTACCCGTAATATGGGGCGGTGGCACGGTCAATGCTTGGGTTAGCACAAAGCCGTGTTTATGCAGTAGAGGGCGTAGGAACAACAGGATGCTGGTCCGGTCAGCGTACTGCGACTTAAAGTGAGGGTTCCGGGCATCCTTGGTGACGCCTTCCAGTTCCACCTGTAATGCCGCGAGGGCGGACAGGAACGCTAAATGACGCTCATGGTCGTTCGATGAATCAGACATAGTAATAGCTCCAGTATGAATGTGACCATACCATTGTACTGCGGGCTTGGCCATTGTGCCACTCAAAATGCGAGAATTATTTTTTATAATCGGTCGAATGCCCGGTTGACTCTGTAAAAAGTCCGTGTACAACACCCACACCAATCGACGACAGTCCGGGGTCGGGCGGTTAATTGGGTATCAACTACGGAGACCATATGCCCCGGTTTGTAACATCGTATTTAGAGGATTTGCCGCTACACTATCTTGCCCAAATCCGGGTAGATACCGACGGTACCACATTATGCATGTATCACGACACACCCGGCGGGTTAGACGAAATCAGTTCGATCCTCGGTTCGGAATATATCCGAACGTTCGATCACTATGGTGCTACGGTCTGTGATTACCGAACATATCCGGTGTCCGCCACCGGCGGCCTGACCGCGTCATGGGGTGCGGCGATCGCAGAGCTGAATCGGGTTAAGGCCGAACTAACGGCACGCGAGACGGCTACGGTTTATGAAGCACGGGTGCGTGCCTACGCAAAACTACAGACACTCGCGTCGGACTGAGAAAGGAGCTTGTATGGCTAACATTGTAGCGTCTGAAGAGTATGACCTTGGTAACGGGGTTCGAGCCAGTCTTGACTGTCTCGAAAGGGGTATCGTATTGCTCTGTGTTTGGCGGGATGACGGCGGGGTGTTAGACCCCCGTTTACAGAAGCTGGCCGCATGGGACTACCATAACCGCAATAAAGACGGGTGTACACAGCTGGCCAGCGTGTTGCGTGGTCCAGAGGCGTATGCCGGGCTACGGGCGGCGTTGGAGCGGGTACAAGAGTTTGTCAATACACCGCCGCACACAAGCGACCGTCCATAGCCTATTCCGCCGGCGTGTCTGGTACCAGTTTTTTCTCGTTCGCCGGGCGGCGTTGGTACCGCTCCACCTCTTCCGTATAAACCGCCCCCGCCTGAATCAGCTTGTTCAGCAGGTCCTCACGGGCCTGCTGTTTCTTATTACGCGGGGCATATTTTGCCGCCAGATCGAGAATATCTTCCAGCTTGTATTCGGTAATCTGTGCTAGAACACTGGTATCAAAACGACGGCTAAGTACGCGATAGGCAGTGGCGCCATCCACCCGGCGCCGATAAGTACGCACCCGTTCATACACCATACCATTACCAATGTCCAATCGCTGAACCTTCTTGTGAGCCCCGGCCATCGCCAGTTTGAGGCTTAGCTCGACCCGCTCCAGCCCGCGACGAACAACGTACAAGCGATCCAGCAAGGCGCCGCGTTCTTCAGGCTCCATCGACACCCACGACAGTTTACCTTTTTGTGCCTCATCAGTGGCCAGAAAGTCGAGGGCATATTGTAAATCCGCTTTATGCGTCGGGCAGGAGGCGTTTAGCTCACACACCCCGCACTTTCGCCCTACTACATACTGCGGATCGATCACTTTACCGTGGATCTTGGCCCGCCACACCTTCAGATCGTCCGCTGACACCGTATAGTTCTGGATCGTATTGTCCTCAAGGTAAGCCACCGCGATGTGTACCGCGTAGACATCCGGGCGTCCGGCATGGTCCCACAGCAGGTACGCATACCCGACCACTTGGTCATAGTGTACCTCATGGCTACGACCGGTCTTGTAGTCCAAAATGTACGACTCGTTAGTACCGATCTGGCATACGTCAATGTGGCCGGTGAGACGGATCGTAAGCGCCGGTGTTTCGATCAGGGTGGCGTGGAGTTCCAGCTCGCATTGTGGTCGGGTAATCACCGTTCGGGCATTATCCCATACTGCGACGAAGTTGTTAACCAGAGTACGGATACGGTCGGCTTCGTGCGGGTATTGGGCAATTACCAGCTCAGCGTTGAGCTCGCCGGTCTCTACCGCCTTCTGGCACACCGCATGGACTGCGGTACCCACGTCGGCGGCTTCAGTTTCCCGGCAAATCCGGGGCCACTCCTCTGGATTGAGTACTGATGGGGCGCAGGTCGTCAGCATTGGCAGCGACGAACACCGCAGGATAATGGTCCGTTTTTTATCTAAATTCCCCGCTGTACCCATACTCTCTATCCTCGCTAAACTACCTATTTTACCTAAATTATCAGGGCATACTTTAGGTCACTAAAGTACGGCCGATCTTACCCTCGGCATCGAGCGGGAGTGCAGTTCCCGCCCATTCCGGGGGAGTACGCAGGCTTTGGATCAACTGGGCCAGCACGTTATCGGCGTCCGATTCTTTGGCCAACACCACGATACTATCGTGTACGTGTAGCGCGACCGGAACCTGCATATCCAACTCGGCCCGAATAATGGACTCCACTAATATATCACGACTCACTGCCTGCGTCACGTTTTCGAGCAACAGCCCGCCGTAAACCTTGTTATGCTGCCCGTACATCCACTCCTGACGGCGGTATTTGCCGTGCTCAGCGCTGGTCCGGTATAGGTCTCGGTAATACAATGCCCGTCCGGATGGTAACCGGACCTGCACCGCCGGACGGCGGCTACCAATCGGAGCGGCTCGCTCGAACGTAAGCGGACCGACGCGGCGCCGAACCCCGATCGCGGCGTAGTGAAATGCGTCGGCTAGCTTTTGCCACATCGATACGATGCCCCGGTTCGTACTCCGGTACTTTTCCACAATAGATTGCACAAACTCGTTGGTCAAATCGCCGGATGTGAACAGGGCTGCCATGTCCGGGTTCGCCTTTAGCCGGGCGACGAATTTTCGCCACCCCATGCCATAGCCCAACCCTAGCACCGCCTCTTTCCCGATATGGCGATACATCCTCATCCCAGCCGCCCGCTGACGAATGGCCGGGTCGGCACTTGTCTCTTCCTCTTTGGTCGGCTTGCGGACCTCTTCATTGATCCATTCACTGATCGACTCTGAATATACGTCTGCGCGTCGGGCAAAACGGGATAACAAACTGTGTTGCCCGGACAGCCATGCGGACACACGGGCCTCGATCTGTGCCGCGTCGGCCCCGACGAACACATAGCCGGGCGGGGCCTCAAACGCCTCACGAATGGCCGCAGCGATCGCTTTTTGCCCCGGATCAGACGTGCGATCGGGGCTCGTCAGGTTCTGAAAATTAAACCCCCCGCCACCGCTGAACCGCCCGGTCCGTGCCCCATAATACACCAGATGCACCGGCATACGCCCAATCCCCGATGCCACACGACGCATCTTGGCTAGCCGGGCTCTACTGGTGTCGGAGCTACGCTCCACCAACCGGGCATTCACTAATGCTGCGACCGGCTCGTGCTGCGAATAGGCAAGACGAACGAAACCCTCGTCTTGCTTCGACAAAGCCGGCACGGTCACCGTGTCATCCAGTGTGTCCGGCACCAGATGCGCCGTCTCTAGTACTCGCTCCGACCATCGCTGCCATTTGGCAATCGCCCGGCGGCCCAATGCCACGACCGATGGGGGTACCGGCCCGCTGGCTTCGGCAATCCGGGCCCGCTGTTTGGCCCATTTCGCCCTCTCCGCAGCGGTAGTTGCCCGCACCTTGGTCGGCATAGGCTCTCCGCACTTTTGGAGTACGGATGTCAGCAGCGTTTCAAATTGTTTATTAGACGCCAGTGTATCTTCGATGTTCTCTAACCCTGCAATGGCCCGGTGCAAGCGGTCCAAAGCGGCCCTACGACGGCTCTCGATCAGGCTCTCGGCACGGGCCACTGTATCGAAATTACAGATCATGGGCCGGGTAGCATACAGCTTGATCGTATGGTCAATCAACCATAGCTCCACATCCGGGTTAGTGATATGTGGCATGAGACGGTCGAATACCTGACGACACAACTCCAGATCGCGGACCAGATAGGACTCAAGGGATGCCCGTTCTGCCGCGTCCGGGTCGCGTACTCCGTCCATGAAATCCAACCGACCCTTGGGGTCGAGACCAAGGCGGATTGCCAGAGCCGATAACGCGTTGCTTCCCCCGCCCTCGGCCTTAGTCCCTAGCACATGATTGGCCATAAGCAATGTGTCCAACACCCGTGCGGGTACGAAGTCGTAGTGCCATGCCAGTACCGCAGCATCGAAGTAGGCGTTATGCATGACCAAACAGTACGGCTCCGGGTTCGCCCCCAATTGGTCCAACCAGTTCCGTACTGCAGAATCGCCCCAGTACACGGTACGACTAGACCCGTCATCCACACCCAAACAATGGACGCGAAATGACTGATGCCCGATGTATTCCGGCACTGATAGGTATTTGAGGCTGTACTTCGTACGGGTGTTGAAGTAAGTCTCAAAGTCGATCACGTAATACCGCATCTTAACTCCTCCGTGGACGGCGGAATGCGACAGTCAACACGACGAGAAACCCGTTCGGAGACGCCTGAGGGTCGTCGCGATACGTCCACCGAAAATCCAGTGTCACGTCATTGCCGGGGGTCAGCGATAGTCCGGCAAGCAAACGACGCTGGATATGGGCCCGTACACGATCCACGGTTTCGGGGGTCGCCATGGTACTCAGCTCGATCCGATGTCGCCCGACGGCCCGGATGTTCATAAATATCGCCGCATAGTGGTCCAAGAATACCTCCGGTCTTTCGGCGAAATACGGCAACGGCGGGTTGGGAAGGGTAGGCCCCGATCCTGTGCCCATTGCCGCCGGGCTGACCAGTCACAGATGGCTTCGATCTCCGCGTCGATACGAGTTTCATTCGGCGGGGCAACGGGCAACGGTTCGTCGCCCCGAATCCAATACGCCTGCCACCGGGGCTTACCCCGCCACCTGTCCCGGTATATGGCGTAATCGTACCCATCGTCGTCAAACGCTGTATCGGCTGGATCAACTTCTTCGGTCATACGTACTGTCCCTACATGCCGCCCATACTATCGTAGCAAGTATGGCCAGCAGAATAAAGCATATTTCCATGGATACCTCGCAGAAGCCCCGCCGCCGGAGCACGCACTGCGACGGCGGGGCCGGGGAGATGTCTATAAGGCTGCGGCGAGCTCGAACGCCCGCTGTTTCAGTTTGTCACCATCGCCGCTGATGATACTGCGGAAACGTGATTCTGCGGAGCGGGCCCGGCTCTCATGGTCCACATACTGCGACACTGCGTTATACGCGGCCCATGCGGTCCGGGCAATACCGGGCAGCTGTTGATTGGGATGTTCGAAATAGTTGTACTCGATACGACGTTGTATCCGCCGCCAGTATTCGTACGACGGGCCGCTGTCGGCGGGAAGCGGCACGAGACGGCGGATGTACTCAAGGACGGTATGATCGTTGAGCTTCCGTTGTGCTAACCGGAAGCTCTGCTCTATGTTCCGTTCGGCACTCTGAAACGCCTTTTGGAGCACTTTTAGCACCACGTCCAGCCGGTTTCGTACTGCTCGATCATGACGGAGCGTGATCATATTGTCCGTGTCACGCAGGGCAACCCGTAGTGTGTTAGCACACACTACGCGGACATTGGTTGGGGTGATACGGATAGCCTGTCGTCCGTCATGTCCGGCAGTGAACAGGATGTAGGGCTGGATCACGTCCCGGTCCGTGACCCGGTAGGCCGTATGGGTACGGGCCAGTACCCATACCTGTCGTCCACCCCGCAGGGCCCCGGCGGATTCGTACTTGACGATACCGTCCATATTCAGCTGATCAAGGAAGCTAAACGCTTCGGTGTTTTGGACCGGTTCGTACCGGTCCGTCACAACGCCAAGTACCGCTTTGGTGTCGTTACGGACGATTGCCCGGAAGTCAGGGGCGGGGGCAGTTGCCCCGTCCCCCACTACCGCCTGTACCGGAACCTTTTTAACGGTCCAGTCCAGCCCGGCCAGCCGCAGGGCGTCCGCTGATGATGGGGCGTTTATGACCAGCTGCCCCAATCCGTGCCACGCCGGGCTAGCGTGTTGTCCGTCCCCGGCATAGAATGCTTCAACAAACCCGTCAGACCGAATAGATAATTCGTGTGCCATGTTCTACCTACCTAACGTATCGACTATTTGGAACCCGGAGCGGCTGAACCGATCAACCGGCCGGTTTCCACTTGTTTCTGGTATTTTACACTGCCGTTTCGCCCTGTCAAGTGAAATACTGTTTTTTTTCCGCTTTTTTGATCGGGCAGATGCACCGACGATGGGCAGCTACTCTTCCATCACCGATCCGGACGATTCCGATCGGTGTAATGGTTGCTGCTCACGGCCCAAACAACCCATAGCATCACGACAACCCGTGTATCCGCCGCCAATAGACCCATGTGACGGCCTGTACTACGCTAGGTATCTCACCAATCACGCTCGCTGCCTGAAAGTAGGCAGCAGCGTATTGGGCGTATTGGCGGGGGGTCATGCTCCGGCTTTTAACGGGCAAACGCACACCATCGGCGATGCAGCGAGCGTGTCCGTCAACGACTACTGTATCACTGCATTCCGGGTGGCGGATACAACGGTAAAACGCACATACTTTGTCGCCGGCGAGTACATTCAGTACGGGCTCGCCGTCAAGTATCCGTACTGCTTTAACGACATTGACGGGGTAGGCGGATAGCCCAACCCGTTCACCCGCAATCACCCGTTGGGCTACGTCTATGTTGCGTGTCCACGGTAGGTTTGGTGATAGTACGGCGACTACACCGCAGGCTACGTCTGGATCAGGATGTAACTGTATCGCTGCCTGATGGGCTTGCCAGTACCATTGCCGTCCATGCTCTATGTCGGATATATCCGCCTTAGCATAGGCGGTTACTATGTTTTTATGTCTTACCATAAGCCTAACATCCACAGTTACGCGGATGCTAGGCGAATCAATTAGACTGTAGCCGCAGTAGTTACCCGCCGATTCAAAAAATCGACAATATCTACCTACCTTTCGTTGTCTGGCTGGTTGACCAGAATTTAGCCAGAATATACACTCACCACACCAAAAGTCAAATACTCGATTAGGTACCGGCGATGAACTCTGCGGTTACTGGTACCCGCGTGACTAGTACGCAGTCCTGACCAGCAACCCGACAGATAGCCCGTACCACACGCCGTACACGGTCATACGGCGTGTCGGAGACTGCAACCACCATCAGTGACGGTTCGGCCCCGCCTCGATAGTACCCGGTGGTGCGAGCTATCGCAAGACCACCGAACAGCCTATCGAGAGCACGGATTATCCGTGCTTCGGTCATCTTCGGTACTACTGCACCAGTAGTACCGACGCACAATCCAATATATATCGTGTATTGCGTCATATGCGGGATTATGCCACAGTTTTTTAGCCCGTCAAGAAAAAAAAAAAGAAGAAAAGAAGAAAAAGAGCAGCCTACATAATATAGGCCGCGCCGATTGTGGCTATTTCCTACTATTTTGGTAGGGTTTGTGGGGTTAATTCCTACTAAATTACTAGGAAATTCGTGTATTCTACAGCACCCCATTTTTACCCCCCAACTAGGTCCTATAATATTTCTTATGTTTAGTTGCGTGTTATTCCGCCACCGTCCGCACCTAACATCGCCCTAACCCCCCGGTATAACCCATCCAAACCGAAATCCGACCTGGGAATCCTATCTATCCGCTCCCCAGTAATCGATTTCCCCATCCCACCCATTTTACCCATTTTAACTCCCCCTATCGCTCAACTAACAGTTATTGCGCCGCTCTCCTTACTATGACCTATAGGCGCCCTCTATGGCCCGGTATTCTATGCATAGATAACACCTATAGGCCGCGTTGTTGTATACTAAAGATCCTTTATACTGAAATAGATGGCACGTATAAGGCTCAGGAACCCTCCGTTTAGCCTCACAGAGGCGCTCCTACAATGCAGGATGGGTATTAGGTCGTTGAACCTTAACCGACGCCTCTAATAGCCCCTGATCGCGATGTTTCACTCACCACTGAAACAGCCGGTTATAGGACGTTGTTTTTTGTATTATCACGGGTTGTAGGTCAGCTCTGACACCGAACCAATCGTTTCTGGCCACAGATGGTCACGTACGTGGTTTGGAAGGAGACGGTCTGGCACTAACCACAGACTCTGTTTCCCATAGAGGACGTTAGGACGATCCAGTGTAATACCGTCCGGATTGCACACAAACACAAAGATAAGGCGATCAGGATACTCTTTGCGTACCACATCGACCACCCATTCGACCGGGGATGGAACCCCTTGGGAATCATAGACGGCCCAAATATGGTTGAAGGTTTTCCCATGCCCGACAATCACCACAATATTCGGACCGTACTGTGCAACCACACCCTCAGTCCACAGTTTAGCCCCCCACAGGATTGATGGGTCTCGTACTAGAAAAGGTACTTCGACGGAAGCCGGGGCTGACGACGGCGGAGACGGAGAGAATGGAGGGCGTACAACTGGTGACCGGCACGAGCCGCACAGGACCAGTAGAACAGCGAGGATACGGAATGGTCGCCACATAAGTCACCGGAGTGTACGGTATAGGTGATACCAATGTCCGCGAAGTGCACGACGCTGAAAGCGAAACCCGTGACGGACTAAGTGCGACAGGGAGCGCCATTTTTCTCTATGCACATAGGTAGTAACACGGGTAACAGTGGTGTGGCGCCGTAACCAGCGCAGTCGGGTTTGGATCAGACGCGATTGTAGGCCTAAGCCACGGTATGCCGGCAATACCGCACAACTAGTAAACACCGCAACAGAACCTCGTAGCTCCAGCGACGCAATTGCCACCAGTGTCTCACCGTCGTATACCCCCCACCATTCGGTCTTATGACGCGGGAGGTGGGTCAGATAGTTGGCCCCGAACATCCTCGAAAACGCTTTGAATGGCGGGGATGTCATCAGATGTCGCACCGTCAGGCCGTTGCGTAGTGAGCGGCTCGTCGAACGTCGTGTAGACGGCGGGTGCTGGGAAGGCTGGGGCGGGGGCGGGTTCGACGGGGAACATTTCTGAGTCCCATTCGGGTAAGTTGTCGAGGCTGGCATCGTTATACCCTTTGTTAAGCCGGATTTGGCGAACCGACGTTGCCGGGATGTTGAACGTCCGGGCCATCGCGTACTCAGTTGCCCCCCGTGCCAGTGCGTCACGGACCAGTGCCGCCTGCCACGCATGCAGTGCTCGCGGGAATCGACCCCCGGATTTACCAGTCGGACCCAATGGAACTTCCTCGTACACCGTATGACGGCTTAACTGGTCGGCGTATAAATTACTCTCCCGCGAAACCCATTTCACAGACACACGAATAAAGGCGGGCAATAGGTCTTTAATCTCTCGTACGAGACGGCGCAAACGACGGTCTTTGACTTTGTACCGGCCAGTCAGTTGTCGGACCATCAACTGAGAATCAGAGCACACCTCTACTACGCGAATGCCCAGTCGAAACGCATGTCGGAGGGCATCGATCATTGACAGATATTCGGCCACGTTTACAGTGCCTTCCCCACACGCCCGACCTACACGAGCCAACAGCCGGCCATTAATGGTCCGAATGACATATCCGACTCGCATTGTCCCGTGTGCGGCCGAACAGGACGCATCGACGTGGATAACTGCATGGTTCATACCGACATTATACCATGACAGTAGGGGCAGTGTCAAACAGTTTTGGGTATCTCTTGAAGATTCTGATGTTATACTGAGCCATGCTACGAGGATGTATTAACCGGCGAAGCCGGTGTCGTTCTTATGCTTAAACACTACCGGGATTAGCCGAATCGGGGTGGGGAGGGGGTTTGCGGAACTTGGGGGAGGGGCCTACCACGTGTATGAGTCACAGCCCTGTCACAATTACACCATTTCCATACATTGGAATAGGGGGCAGGGGTTTATTGACCCTATGCCCAACATGACACACTAGTTACACAGTGTCTAGCTATAAAAAGGCCCATAAACCCTATGCCCTAGCCAATCCCTCGCGTATCGCGTTCGACTAAGCCGGGAAATAGCAGTTTGGACGTGTAGCGAGGGATTGGCTTATTTATGTGACATAAAAGTTACCCATTTTAACTACACGTTAAAGTTTACCTATTTTAACATGGTTATAAAAAAATATTTCAAAAAAACACGATTATAATTGACTTTTTCATACTTTTTTTGGTATAGAGGTATATAGATACAGCTAAGTCATGACTAACCCTGTATCGATATGGCTATAGCATTGTGACATCGACAACCGCATACAAGCGTTGGGGGCTTGTATGCGGTTGTCTGTACGATTGCATAGGACTGTGTAGTACTCAACTGCATGGGGTGTCATTGGTTAGAGTATACTGTACTACACAGGACTATGCAATCCAGAGGTATACAGAATGTCGCGTCGTCCGATGGATTGGGGGTCCATCGTTCGACGCGACATTCAATGGTTATATGGATCGCTAAGTCATGCCTAACTTGGCGGTTAGGCATGACTTAGCTGTATCCCGCATTTGGATGGAATAAGGGGAATATGCTCTATATGCCCTGCTTATATGGGGCATATGGATTGAACCATAGGTGTACAAGGGATACACATAGGTTACAGAAGTACAGGGCATGTAGAGCATATTCAACCTGTTATAAAAAGTATAGCTTAAGAGGGGGGATAGAGGGGTAAATAAGTATAAACTAAGAGTAGGGGAGAAAGGGGGGAGATTAACTCTTGTTTAAACAGTTGGTCCTCGAAAAAGAACAAAGAAACAGCTTGACATGGTGTGGGTGTCGGTGTAGATTATTGGTGGAGCTAGTACGGCCAACATAGCGTAGGTGCGTGAGGTTCCGTTAGCTCCGGGCAACTTGGACTCGGTACAGTCTGAAGATAGTCCCGTGGTGTTTACCGGCGTAACTGGTAGACGATTGGGCTACGCCGGAGTGGTAAGGAGTATCGCTCCGGCGTAGTTCAGATGGTATTCATCCAATGCCCCTAGTTTGCGTTTAAAGGCTATTAGAGGCGTTGCTGAAGTGTGGATGACTCAGAAGTCGTCCGGAGGTTAATCAGGCCCGCGCAGGGCCGTTTCTGGCCCCGCGCTGGGCGTTGTAATGGGGTGGTTATCCCCCGAAGTGGATAGGATGGCAAGTAATGGGAAAAAGGTGCGAAAAGTGCAACAGACCGACTCAGCATCGGTCCGAGAGGTATTGTCGGGTACACCGACAGGAGGTTCTTCGGTCAATGGCATCGTCCGGCTATTTGGTACCGCTGCAGTACAAGACACTGGACGGGTACGTGGACCTGAGGACGGTACCGGAGAATACACCGGAGACGGAACTGTCCGTTCTGAACTCCAAAGGCTACTTAGGCTCCCGGTCGGAACGTCTGTAGACGCGGACATTACGCCGGAGATGACGGGTAACGAGGCACTGGCCCGTATCCTGTTACGCAAGGCGATCAACGACCGGTCGCAGGCTGCGATTGATGCGGTATTGGACCGGTTGGAAGGGAAGCCGGTTCGGGCTGCGGCGAATAAAACGACCAATGCCCATATTGACGAACAGTTGGATTTGCAGTTGGATGCATTGAACGGGTTGGTCCCGGAAAGCGATGGTGAGGGATGAGTTGTGCGTTTCGACCGTATACTTCGGGTCTGGTCGTGTTGGGTACGGCAACCGCTGACGGGGCTTTGACCCTCGTGAACGAGAACGGGGCCTCTGTATCGGTAGGGTCTACGCAGCGGGTTGTGTTGTACACTGTATCGGCCGACGGTCCTGCCCGTTTTGGTTACTCAACCAACTACCTTGTCGCGGTAAACGGGGCCGGATTGTCGTTGCCGTGGGGGCTTCCTCTGCCCCGTGGTCAAGCACCGACGGTCGATTTAGGTGTTGGTGCGACGTTTGCTACCATTGTCGGAGAGATCATTGACTGATGCGGGCGAGCCGTTGTTGATGTCAGCCCCGGAGCAGTACGGGGATCGAATGATCTGCCCCCTTACCGGGGCGATCATTCCAAAACGGCTGGACCTGAATCTACAATGGCGAAAGCAGTTGGTGTCAGTCGCCGAGTCGTCGCGGATGAATCGACGCCGTATTCTGGCCGCGTGTGCCAAATCCCCGCTATTCTGGCTCAATGCCTTTGGCTGGACCTATCGACCCAAACGGGTCAATCCGGACGGTACTGAGATTGCCCTGACCGGTAATCTGACCCATGTACCGTTCATTACATGGAAAGTCCAAGACGAAGCGCTATTGACTCTACTCGACTGTATCGAACGTGGTAAGGACGTGCTCATCAACAAAAGCCGCGACATGGGGGCGTCGTGGCTGACGATTGCCCTGATCCAATGGTTTTGGCAGTTTCGCGGTAACACGTCATTTCTGGAGCTGTCTCGTAAGGAGTCGTTGGTTGACCGTCGCGGCTCAATGGACTCCTTGTTTGAGAAGCATCGATACTTGCTGCGATGGCAACCGAACTGGATGCAGCCGGCTAACGTACGGGACACGTACATGCATCTGGAGAACCGGGACAACGGGTCGGTAATCGACGGTGAATCGACCAACGAGAACGCGGGGCAGGCGAGCCGCTCTACGGCAATCCTATTGGACGAGTTTGCCCGTGTCCCCAACGGCGAGGCGATTGATCTGGCGACGGCGGACACGACCGCGTGTCGCATCTTTAACTCAACCCCCGGACCGCCCAATGCCCAGTTTACCAAGATCTATCGGGCCAAACGGGCAGTGATCATTGAGCTGCCGTGGTGGCGCCACCCGGAGAAAGGGAAGGATGCCCGCCAGATCGTTGACCCGGATACGGGCAAGGTCGTGTGGACATCGCCATGGCGGGAGCAACAAAAACAGCGTCGCTCGAAGCGGGACGTTGCCCAAAACATTGACATGGAGCATGGCCGTGTCGGCGATATGGTGTTTGGCGCCGAAGAAGTCGCCAAACACCGTGAGACTTTCGCCCGCCAGCCGGACCTAACTGGTACGCTGGTATTTAATGCGGATCAGTCAGATTCGGTCAAAAAAGCAATGCTGCGTAAGGCGCTGCGGGGGTCAGTGCCGGTATTGGATGTTGTCTATTTCTCTACTGAAGGGGCGACTCTGCCGTGGCGTTTGTGGTTCGACCTGATCGACGGTCGCCCCCCGCAGGACGATCGGTACGTGTTTGGATGTGATATTAGCGGGGGCACTGGATCGAGTAACAGCGTGTGTTCGGTACGGAGCCAGAAGACCGGCCGTATTCTGGCCAAGTTTTGGGACGCATACACCCCGCCGGAGGCGTTTGCTGAAATTGTGGCCTTTGCGGCCGCGTGGTTTGGCGGGACTAAACCGCCGTACATCGTATTTGAGAAAAACGGGCCGGGTATGCAGTTCGGACGGAAACTGCTGTCTTTGGCCTATCCGGCGATGTACTATCAGAAAAACGACACCACTGACAACTCTCCAACTCGTCGGTGGGGGTGGCACTCATCACCGTCTCGTAAACTACTGTTGGTGGGCGAGTACCGGGAAGCACTAAAAACCGGGCACACTATTAACCACTGCCACGAGGCGCTGGATGAGGCGTTAGACTACGTATTCGATGTGTCGGGGCGTATCGTGCCGGGCCGGTCGTTACGGGAAGAGGGCGGTGCTAACGCGACGCACGGCGACCACGTGATCGCGGATGCTCTGACCGTATTGGGTGCAGCAGATCTGCCCTCGGTCATTAAAGAAGAGTCGCTACGGGCCCCGTTTGGGTCATTTGCGGACCGACGGAAACGTGTGGTCCGTGCTCGTGACCGGGAGAAACAGGCGTGGGAGCGATAATTTTTATAAAAAAACATTAAATAGAGCTTGACGACTGATAAAACGAGGGGTAGAATAGATACAGTTTTACAAAGGAGGCATGTGGCCAAGTCGGTGAAATCGGCAAAGTCGGATGGGAAAACTTACGACAATGCCAATCGTGGTGTTTTGTTTGTGAACGATAAGGAAGGGAATGATGCCCGACCTGACTGGACCGGTCGAATTACAATTCGATCAGAGGATTTCGAGGTCAACGATGACGGGCTGGTGGAAGCCCGTTTGGCGGCGTGGTTTAAAGAGTCCAAGCAAGGGAATCAGTTCCTGTCGATTCGCGTTTCGCCGTACCCCAAGGATTGATTGTTGCGTCCTACCTTTCGTGGTCAGTGTACGGTGAGTAGCCGTACACTGGCTTTACTTTTTATGGAGTGGTTATGCAGTTAACGCCGTCTCGACTGAGTAAGCTGGTTGAGGCCAGCTTTGGGAAGTTGGAGTCGTATCGTCATAACCGCATCCGGTTTTTGTCGCAATATGTGGGCCGGTTCTATCGGAATACGTCGCGGGTCGATGAGGATGCGTCGAAGGCGTCACCGCTGAATATGATGTATTCGGCAGTAACGACGCTAGTACCCAATCTGGTGTTTAATGACCCACGGGCTCGCGCATCGACTTCGGTACTAGCATATCGTGAGTACGCCGAAGTATTGAGTGATGCTTTAAGTGAGGCGTCCAAGCGCATGCGGTTTAAGGACGAACTGCGTATGGCGATTGTGGACGCCATCTTTTTTGCTGGTTTTATTAAAACCGGACTGGCGGTTGGAAACAAGGTTGTGTGTATCGAGGGTGTGGACGTAAACGTCGGGGAGCCGTACGCTGAACGGGTCGATCCGGACGACATGATTCTGGACCCGATGGCCCGACAATGGGATGAACAGGCGTTTATTGGGCATCGGTATCGTGCTGACGTGGACCGTTTGTTGGAAGTTGGGTACGGTGATCCGGACCTATTGAATTCGTTGGCGGAACATGTTGGTTCGATCGGAAAGACGGGTCGGGCGTCTGATTTGAGCCGATCGTCG